AGACCAGAAATTTCGAATCTAGAAGATTCACCGATTTCAATGAACCCCTTTCCCCAATTCTCTGCTACGCAGTATTTATATGCCATGTTTCCTCCTTAATTAAGTAAATGATATTGTCTTATTAACAGTTACAAGTGCACCTGTAAATTCTTCTGTAGCATTTCCTGGAGAACCTCCACCAAAAGCTAAAGCTGAAGTTTGAGTTCCTGCTCCTGCTAAATCTGCTCTTCCAGTTGCCATAGCTCCACCTGCTGTCCAAGTAGTTCCATCATACAATTGTGAAACGGTATTAGGTGGTTGAGATCCCCCAAACATTAAAGCTGATGTTTGAGTACCTGCCGCTGCTTGACCATATTGTGCAGTTATAACATTTCCTCCAGCTGTCCAACTTGTTCCGTCATATTCTTCTGTGGCTAATGTTGTGCCTGCGGTTGTATTACTTGGATTACCAGATGCACATAAAGCAGCTGTTTGAGTTCCACAACCACCAACTTGTCTTCTAGCTTCAGCTAAATTTCCACCCGCTGTCCAAGTTGTTCCATTATATTCTTCTGTAGCTGCTGTATTTGGTCCTGGATCTCCAGTTAAACCAGCAAAAGCTGCAGCTACTGTTTGAGTTCCTGCTCCTCCTAATTGTCTTCTTGTAGTTGCCATATTTCCACCTGACGTCCAACTTGTTCCGTCATATTCCTCTGTAACATTTGAAAAAACTCCTGGTGGTGTTTGACCACCAAAACCTGCAGCTGAAGTTTGTGTACCTGCTCCAGCTAAAAAAGCTCTAGCAGTACCTAAATTTCCACCTGCCGTCCAACTTGTTCCGTCATATTCTTCTGTGGCATTTCCTGGAGTACCACTACCAAAAGCTAAACCTGCAGTTTGAGTGCCAGCTCCTGCTAAACCACCTCTAGCTGTTGCTAAATTCCCACCCGTCGCCCAAGCACCTTGCACCCCTGTTGAATATTCAAATGCTTTTGAAGTTGTATTATAAAATACTTGTCCAGGATCCCCGGGTGATGGATCTGATGCTACTGTTTGAACAGCATAACCATTTATACCTTTATAAGTAGCCATGGTTATTTATTCTCCAATAACCAGCCCTGAGTGTTGTCTACAAATACAAGAGTAAGTCCGGCTCTTTCTACTGACACTGTTAAATCTTCTGCTACACCTTGTATGTTTTTACCATTTCTTGCAATGGTTAAATTATTTGTGTCAAATGTTCCGGCGTAATCTATGAATGTTACAAAGTCTCCAATAACTGGTGAAGCGGGTAGTGTTGCTGTAATTGCAGTTGAAGTTGTATTTACAAAATATCCTTCTTTTGCTGTAACGTTAAAGTTTCCTGTTTTAACTGCTTGCCATGCAGCGCCACCTGATACAGTTGCAAAAGATAATGTACCTGAACCATTAGTTTGTAATACTTGACCTGATGATCCATCAGCTGCTGGTAATGTTAATGTATAAGTTGTAACTGTTCCTGGAGCTTTAATACCAACATATTCTCCACCTGTTGTATCTTGTAATCGAAGTGCTCCTGTTGCACCAATGTTAAAATTTGTTCCATCCCAAGTTAAATTAGCTGAACCACCAAATGCAGTTCCACCACTATTAAACTGAATTTGAGTATCAGATCCTCCTGGAGGAGAAGCTAAAGAAACATCTACAACGTTTGTTCCGTTAGAATAAAGTAGTTTATAACCTTTGTTAGTTGTAGCAAAAGTTGGACCAGTTCCTGAAACTGTTTTAAACTGAACAGTAAATGATCCCGTTGTGTTGTTGTAAACAATATATGTTTTTTCAATTCCATCTGGAATAGTTACAATTTGGTTTCCTGTAATAGTGCCTGTAAATTCTATAACTGCATTTCTTGCATTAGAAATTGTAGCATCCGTCATTGCAAGAGCTGTAGTTTGAGCTCCTCCTGCAATAGAAATAGATTGATAACCTGCGATTGCTTGTTGTAATAAATTTAAATTTGTATTTGTTTTAGTTCCCCATGTACCGGCGTTTTCGCCTGTAACCATGAGTTCTAGCTTAAGATCTGTAGAATAACTTGATGCCATATTTATATCCTTATATTATAATTAAATTATTTATGCAGCAGTGTCAACCTCTGTCCAGTTTACTGTTTGACCTGTATCTACTTCGGTCCATATCGTAAAGCTTACATTTCCTACACTAGCCGTTAAGTTTTGTCCAGTTAAAATTACAATAGCATTACCTGTTATGGACTCATTTCCTATTGCAGATGTTAAATTTTGGCCTGTTACTTGAACTACAGATACCGGAGTAACACTATTTAAAGCTAAAGTTAAAGATTGACCTGTTAAAGAAACAGTAGCATCTCCTGTTATAGACTCATTACCTAATATAGATGTTAAATTTTGACCTGTTAAATTTACATTAACATCTGTTTTAACTTGTTCATCTCCTAGCGCAGAAGTTAAATTTTGTCCCGTTAAATTTACAAAAGTTTCTGGTAAAACAGTTACTGAATTTAAAGTTGTTGTTAATTGTTGACCTACTGGAACTACCGGGCTTAATACAATTACAATATTAACACTATTTAAATTTGTAATTAATGGATTTTCAAATACTGGAACTTGAACAGATCCACCTGCAGAAATTCCAACATTACTTAATGAAGCAGATAATTGTTGTCCTGTTAAATTTACTAAACCTGTTCCAACAGTTGTTACACTATTTAAAGCTGTTGTTAATTGTTGACCTGTTAAATTAACATTACCTGTTGCTGTAACAGTTACACTGTTTAAAGATGTTGTTAATTGTTGACCTGTTAAGTTAACTTGCGCACCGATAGATGCTGTTACACTTTCTAAATTAAGTACAAGATTATTTACACCACCAAAAGAACCTTCTCCCCAAGTACCTTCTCCCCAAGCTAAATCAGTTGGACTGTAAACTTCAACTGGAATATTTGCATTCCATGCACCTTCTCCCCAGGTGCCTCTACCCCAACCGTCAACGATAGCCATAAGTCAGGCTCCTATTAAGAGATTCTAATAATAGCTGCTGTAGATGTGAAAGCTGGAAATTGAATTGTGAACGTTCCTGAAGTAGCTGTTTTATCAGTTACAAAGTTTAATACTGCAACTGCTGCGTTTGAAAAAGAAGTATTATAAATTAATGCTCCTCTTGCAGTTAATGTTACACCTGTAAATGATAGATCAGCAAAATCTGTAAAAGCAACAGTTGATACAACTGATGTTCCAGAGTTTACTAATTTTTTTCCACCTGCAACATATGTTCCTGATGCAGCAACTTCTCCTGTTGAAGTATATGCAGTTGTTGAAGCACCTAAAGTAGCTGTTGATACATAAAGAGCTAGTTTAAAAACATCACCACCAGAACCCGCAGTTGAAAAATCTTGATCACCATCCAATAGTTGTTTTTTAAAACTATTTGGTAACGCTTGTGTAATAGCCATACTTTTTTTCTCCTATTGTGGTTTTCGAACTATACGAGGTTCTCCATCAAGAAACTCATCTGTTCGTCTTCTTCCCATTTGTTCTAATGAGAATCCTTCGATAGCTTGTTTATACCTATTTTCATAGTATTGCAACATATCTGTTGGACCCTTCAAAAATCCATACGCCTCAACTAGGCAAGCATATAATAAGCCATTGGGAAATTGTTGACTTAAATATGTAGTTGCTGTTGTAGACGATAATCCAGTTGGTTTCAAGATATAATTTAATTGAATTGTATAAGCCTGATCAGGAATAGGTGCAAATTCTATGGTATTTTCGTTCCAATTTGCATAATATTTAGGAACTCCTGTTACTCCAGATGAATTATATTCATCAATAAAACTCATATCTCTAACATCTAAAAAAGATCTAACCCCTGCATTTATAACTTCTGCAGAACGAATGACTAAAAGATTAGCGGGTGTATTTAAATATTTTTGGCTTACTACAAAAGTAGAAGTATCATATTTTCTATTATTATCAGAATCTACATCTCTTAATATTCTAAATTCTGCATTTTCAATAAATCCATTTACAATACTATCTGTTAATACATTTGAACTTACTTCTGTATAATCTCTAATTTTTGTAACTAATTGTGTATATGTCATATTAAGCCTGTAAAGTTACTGGACCTGCAGAGCATTGTGCTCCACCTCCAGATATATTGCCAACCGTTGCTGTATCTGTACTTAAAAAATAAAAATAATTCAATGGGTCACTTACTAAACCAACAGAATCAATTTTACCAACTGTAATTGTAAATCCTTGTGATCTTGAAATATCTGTAACTCCATCAAAAGATGGAACTGAATCAAATGAATCTTCTCTAGAAGGTGTTCCAACTGTGTTAACTTGCGGTGGTCCTCTAAATCTTACAATGTTACCTGTTTGTCTTCCGTGATTTTGTGAAAAAACATTAATGTAAGTATTTCCTGCATACTTAATTGTTGTAAATGGATTAGGTGTTAATTCAATAATAACTGGTGGTTCTATTCTATCTGGATGAGCATATCTTAATCCTTGTGGATCTGCTGTTGTTGGTTTTGGTTCTAATTGTGGTTGTTTTGCTTCGTATTCACTTGTATGAACCCATGAACCGTTCCATTCTTGAACCATTTCTTGATATGGAAATCTTTGACCTGATCGGTCAGAAATCATATATGAATATTTTCCTCTTGAATTTTTAGACATTTGGATAATAAGTTTTTGGTGTTATAAATGAACTTGAAGAAGAGCCATCTTGTTCTAATGCTCTCTTTAATTCATCTTCGTATAATAATCTTAACTCTTGTGTTCTTTGTGGAGCAAGTTTTAATGATACATAATAAGCTAGTCCTGCGCACATGCATGGAACAAATCGATATGGAACATCTGTTGCATTTGTATAAGCTCCAACATCTTGAATTCTTTTTGCATAATAATATTGAACCACATTATTCACCTGATCTGTTCCTGGTGTTAAATATAAAGTAATTGTAATTTTATCTATAAATCTTTGAACATAATATTGTGTAGGTTGACCTGTAGAATATTTGGAAGATAATCCGCTGTATTGAGATCTGTTAATTTTTGTAAGTGGAAAATCAACAACAGGAACTTGTTCTGTGTTTCTATAAACCATTTCTAAAATATCATCAGGTCCATAAGTTATAGAATTATAA